CTACCTGAAAGGAAAAAGTAAATGGCTAAATGTCAAACACCTCATTGTGAAAACACTCAGATTATTTATTCAGGCGTAGATGCCTTTATGCGGGAGATGCCTTTCACAGAAAGATTCTGCTATCCATGCGGTAATGCTTACATCACTATCAAGCGTGCGGTAGAAGAAAGCATCAAACGAGAAGAAGAGGTAAACGCCTAATGATTTTAGATACTGGAACAATGATAGGACTTATTATCGCCCTTGCGGGTTCGTGCTTTGTAATGGTAGTCTCCATACAAGCGCACAGAAATTTGATGCGGGAGAACTTAGAACTTCGCAAAGAACTGGCTGAACTTCACTACAACTCAATCAAAAACTAAGAGAAATAGGAAAAAGTAAAAATGGAAGAGATAACACAGTTAGACGCAGAGTGTGACTTTAATTGCCAGTTTGAGTGGATTGAGGTTGCCTCGAACTTCTTTAGCATCTCTGTTTACACTCCAGCCTTGATTGCCGTCCTTCTTGGATACATTGGCTATCGTCTATACAAGAAGTGGGTCAAATAGTTGTCGGCTAAACCTACTTGGGATAAGTTTGAAGAGGCTATTGCGGTAGTCAATTCAAACCAAATAACTCTCGAACCAAACCAAACTATCTATAGAAATAAGTTCTATACAGTTGTCAAGACAGTTTTAGAGCCTGAACTTGGTGAGAAGAGTGGATTACATCTTTCTATTCGACACAACGAAAGAAAGGCTGTTAGGGATTGGCGACACTTCCAGCGCATCAAGAACGAACTTGCGGGTGCTGAAAGAGAAGCAGTAGAAATCTTTCCGCCTGAAAGCCAACTTGTTGATACCTCTAACCAGTATCACCTTTGGGTTCTGCCTGAAGGCACAACTTCTTTCTTCACTTGGAACGAAGGACGCCATGTTCACAACGAAGCACAAGACCCTGAAACCATTGAGTGGTTGAAAAGTAAAGGGCTAGACCCTGCTGTTATTCAAAATGCGGTTCAACGACCATACGAAGAAGAGAAAGTGTAAATGACAAGAGCCTCCCTGCCGGGAATAACAAAAAGTAAAAAGATTGCTGAAGACGCTGCAAAAATGTATCAAGAAGGTTTGTCAATAGAAAGCGTGGCTAGCGAACTAAAAGTTTCCTACCGATGCGCTCGCAAAGCAATTCGTAGTAAAGGTGTGGTTGTAAGAGACCCCTCCGCTCGTGTAAAAGGAAGAACCTCCCCCAAAAGAAAGAAGAAGGCTAATGAATAACATGAATGTAGTTTGGACAGCAGTAGTTACTGTTGTGTTGGGGCTTGCGTCTTTTGTTTCGGCGTGGCAAAATAATATGACTTGGACTTTGGCTCTGGGACTCTCTTCGGTGGCAAGCGCATTGCTAGCCTCTAGGGAGAAGTAGACAAAGGTCAAGGGAACTCCATAACAGAACCTCTACCCACCTTCCTCGGGTAGGGGTTTTGTTTGGTGTGTCGTCTTGACTTTTATCTTGGCTTGTAGTATTGTTTGTTTTTGAAAGGGGGTCAAAATGACCACAGCATCACAAATGGTTCTCTTCGGTGAGAACCCTGCTCCCGCACCTGCGGTTCACGCACCTGCGGTTATTCCTGCCAATCAAGTGGATTGGAAGGAACTTTATGGGGCACTTTCTAAATTGCCTAAATCTAAATACGCCATACCTACATCTGAACTTATGGGTGATTTTATGGTTCAACCTGTTGATAATGATTATGTTTTCGTTGAAACCCGTGAGTTCAAGAAGACAGCCTACCTTCGCCGTCTAGTTGGTTCATACGGAGGGTTCACTCGCATCAAGCCAGCACCCGAAGATACGCTTATGTTTGTGCGTGTTTTGCTAGAAGACCCATACAAGTATGCGAAGTTGTTTGCGGTTCACTACTCCTGCTGTGCTAAATGCGGGGCTGAACTTACTGATGAGGTAAGTCGTGAGTTGGGGCTAGGGCCAATCTGCCGAAAGGCGTTTGGAAAGTAATCTATCCCACACAAGGGAGGTGGCGTTTTTCCCCCAAAAACGCTACTTCCCTGACAATTCTGTGATACTGTTATCCCAACGACAAAGCGACTATAGTTGGTCGCACGAACTTGAAAGGTTGTAAACCAACCAATCTCCCCACAGCGGGGGGAACTAGGCGGGCTTTTATAGACGCCGAGGTGGCTAAGAAAGCACCTGTCCCTGTCCCCGAACAAAGGAACAATCAATGAAGAAACCAACAGGCACAGCCTTCGATAAAATCGCTAGCGTTGTTCTGTCGGTAGTTTTCTTGTCGGTCTTTACGGCCTACGCCCAAGCATCTCGGGTTGAGGAAACTGCCATAATCAAGGAAGATGAAAAACAAAGCATCTCCAAGATAGAAGCAGAGATAGAAAAGCAAAAAGCAAAAATCGCAGAACTCCAATTAAAGAAGTTCTCCGTGCAGAAGACTCCATTCACAGATGTCGAATTAGCACAGTTACTTTCGGCAGTTGGGTTTGAAGGTAAAGCCCTGAAAACAGCATGGGCTGTAGTTAAGAAAGAAAGCAATGGTCGCCCGCTTGCCTTCAATGGCAATTCACGAACAGGTGACTCCTCATACGGCATCTTTCAAATCAATATGATTGGTGGGCTTGGCGTAACTCGTCGAGACAAGTATGACCTAGATACCAACAAAGACCTCTTTGATGCGGTAGTTAACGCCGAGATTGCTTATCACATGAGTAATGGTGGTGAGGATTGGACTGCTTGGAAGGTGCAGGCTCCTTACACCAACAAAGATGAGATAAGATTTATGCAGTGGTATAACAAGTTTCCAGAAGGGTTCTAATAATGAGTTATGAAGAAGAGTTATCAAGTTACTCCTACAAGGCCGAGCCGGTAGCAGTACCAGTCGAACCCGCCTTTGAGGAACAAATCCTCGTTGAGTCCTATGCGGTTGAGCCTGTAGAACCAGAAGTTGTTGCTGTTGAGCCGGCTGTTGCAGAAGAAGTTGCAGAAGAGCCAGTAGCAAAAAGTAAAAAGTCTAAGTCACCGGCTGTAGATGACTATGCAGATGACGAAGTTGTTTTGTTGTCGTCTCTAGTTTTTGAAGCAGGAAGCAGAAACTCTCGCTCAGTTGCATTAGTTCAAGAACGACTTGTTGCTCTTGGACATGAAGATGCGGGCTCAGACCAGAGAGGTTGGTTAAGTGTGGGAACTAAAACTGCGCTCGCCGAGTTCTGTGGCTGTGCGGTAGAAGAGTGCAAGGTTAACTGTGCGGATACTATTGGCAGACTTTTTGAAGGAACATCTGTTAATGTAATTTAGTTTAGGAACAAATCAACGCCTCGGCTGTCAAATAAACTTGACTAGCCGGGGCGTTTTTTTACGCCCGTGTAGGTTATGGAAGGACAACACATGGCAAAAGCAAACAATGCAGTTGCGGTGGAAAAGTCTCGTGATGACAGATTCGTTGAAAAAGCGAAGATGCTTGTCGGGAGAGTTATTGCTACTTTCGCTGCATCAGGGCTATCAGTAGTCGGAGCAGGTTCTTTGTTTGGGATTGAGGTATGGAAGTCCATCGCCCTTGCGGGTGGTTTGGGAGTTGCTACTGTAATGGAGGCACTATCTCGTGCTTACCTTGCGGACGGAAAACTTACAACAACAGAAATCAACGAAGCGTTTTCGTTAGTTGATAGAAAGAAATCAGCAGACTAGTAGTCCAATAAGGAAGCCCCCCTAGAATACTAGAGGGGCTTTCTTACTTTGTCAAGCAATCAAACATAGACTTGCTCTTGTGCGGTCAGCGTTTTGATGAGTCCAAGAGAAAATCCAGCCCAGTTCAGAGTGATAAATCTCAGAACCTACAACCTGTAATCCACATTTACTACAAGTTCCTAGAAACTCTTCATCTCTAATCACTGCATTTTTAGTTACAGGTCGTGAAGTTGTTCGTGGTTTTGTTGCTATCGCCGGCTGTTCTGTTTCAATTTTTACTTTTTGCTTATCATCTAGTTCTTCTTTTGGTTCGCTTATTTTTTCTTTTATGAAGCAGAACCCGCACATCTCTTCTGTTCCAGAGAAGCGCGGGTTGTACCATTTACCACATTTAGGACAAGGTTTTGCTTTAGCCATTTACCATTTCTTCTGTCTTGTTGAGTTTGTTCTTTTCTACAATCTTTGTGTAAGAGCGACTTTCTCCCTCGCTTACGCGATAGCCATACCTTACCAATCTAAATTGAATTGCGGAAGGAGTTATACCCAATAACTTACCAAGACGATAAACAGTAGTTCCCAGTTTAGTTGCCTCGTTTAGTAAGTAAGTGTATTCCTCAGCCTCGGCACGAAACTTAGGAGAGGAAGACCTAACCTTCTGAGCATAGGGTTGAAGTTCTTTTAGTCGTTCCAACATCTCTGCGGGTGGTTCTGTATAGACAACCTTCTGCGCTATTGGATAGCGTGGAGGTTCGGGCAGAGGATAGTGCGTTTGAGTGTTGTGCTTAGTTGCGTTAGAGATTTGTCTAATGCTTTCTCTTGAAAGCCCACACGCTCTACCAATGCTTGCTTGTGTCCAGCCCTTGTCAATTAGTTCGTGTATGTAGTTCGAGCGTTCCTCGTATGTACAATCTGCGAAAGCATCAACAACCTCTTGCGGTAGTGTCTGCCCAAGTTTGTTTATAGTTCCGCTTAGAGCAGGACTAATCGCCTTTACTCGCGGGTATCTATTTACCTCGCGGGCAGAGTGCGCCTTTCTCATCTGTTCAGGATTTGTCCTGAAGTTTCTCTTCGTCATTTATTTCCTTTCGTTTAGGAGAATACTACATAGTAATCTCTTGCTTGTCAAATCCTTTATGCCTTTTGCTTTTTCCTACTTAGCCAGCACATAAACCCTGTCCTTCATCACTAGCGGTTTATCTTCCGGACCTTTTACATACGGGCTAATCCAAATACGCTTTTTGATTTCGCCACCACTTACGGGGTCTTTGTATGGTTGCCAACGCCAATGACCACCAACCAACCACCTATGCGACCAATCTATCTTCTTACTGTCTTCGGTTTCTTCGCCCTTTTCGTTGTAATACTTACGCTTGCGGAATTGAATAACAACAACCTCGGTAGGAACACTCTCTCTTTCCAATCGTCTGCGTTGTGTTCTATCGCCAGTTTCTTTTGCTTTCTCGACAATCGTCTGCGACATAAGTAGCCAGTAAGCGTGAAGTATGCGGGTTATGTTTGTTGGACTTGTTATTATTCGTTGTTTGTAGTTCTCCCACTCTTCATCAGAAAGTAATTCATACCCTAACTGTCCCTGTAAATCTGTGGCTTCGTCCTGAGATAACTTATTTTTTTCAAGTATTGTCATCTTTTTTATCTTTTCAACAACATCTAAATCGTTGGGGGTTGGTTGAGGGTTCAATACGCCATAACTATTTTTGTAGGTGCTTCTTCGTATTTGTTCTAGTTGTTCTTCTGATAAATCTAGTTGTTTAGTTCCAACGATAGTGCCGTTAGTTGCGGAAGTGCTTAGTGTCCAATGAAAGCGACCTATTTTTCTTATAAAGTCTTTGTAGTCTTTACTATCATCACCCTTTGCCATAATTTCTAAAGCAAACTCGTCAGGGGTTTTTGCGGTGTCGTTCCAGCAAGAGAAGTGAACACCAGCAATTCCTTTTTCATCTAAACCTTTTTCCCAAGTGATTATGTTTATCAGCATAGTTCTGCCTCTAACATCTGTAAGCGGAATAGGTTTTTCGAAGTAAGCAAATCCTCTATCTGCGGGTGCTAGTTCTGTGTCAAGCAAATCTGTATCATCTAGTTTTTGAGAAGCGAACAACACTAGGTCTGTCATTTCGTCTTTGATAAAGAAACACTCTGCCGATAAACCTATACGGGCAAGACTTTCAATAACTGTGTTTTCTTTTTTATCTTGTTGGTCTGATAGTCGTTTATCTCTTACCTCTACTACTTGCCCAGCGACAAACTTAGCCCCATTACTAATGGCAATGTTTTGTCTAACTACACCTTGCCATAGGCGGTCTCTACTCCGTGCCTTGAAGTCTGAAAGTATGTCTAGTGCGTCTGTTGGTTTCATAGGCATAGTATCTCTGCTACTTTCTCTTTTGTCAAGTTGCGGTTATCGTCTAAAGAAACTAGTTAGTTTGTAAATCCAGCCGTTCATAATGTCTGCTACATCTTGGTAATACTGTTCGTCTTTATGACTACGGCGGGGCTTGCGGGCAAGCCTTTTGTATGTTCCCCATACTGCGCTATCAGGTAGTCCTCGCATTTTCTTTCCTTTTCTGTAAGCACTCTTTGTGCTTATGAGTAAATACTATAATAGTCCTACACGCTTGTCAAGTCTAGGGGGGTGTGTTGTCTATCACTTTTCTTTGCCGTGTCAAGAAAAGCCTTACTGCCGGCTTTGCTCACTATAAACAATTTTCGTTTCTATGTCCTCGCTTCGTTTGTTTTTTACTTTTTGCTACTCCACTCGGGAAAAGAAAAACCCCTCCTTGCGGAGGGGCTTCTCTTACTTTTATTTACTTTATTACTTTGAAGATTAGTTCATTTATTGAATCAACATCTGTCTTTACATTTAGAGAGTTGCGGTTGCGAACATCAGTTGCGAGCATAGTTAGGGCTATGTGAATAAGAGCCTTCTCGTAGCGTGTGAGTTTCATTTTCTTGCCTCCTTTTATAAGCACCCCCTGTGCTTATAAGTAAATACTATGATACTAGACTAGGCTTGTCAAGTCTATTTACCTCTGCGTGTCTGTGATTTAGGCAACAAAAAAGCCCCCCTTGCGGAGGGCTTCTCTGTGAGTCTTAGTTTCTTTGGTGGCGGTAGCAAGCACTCTCTAGGTTATACATTGAGAGTTTAGTGCCACACTCGCAATAGCGAGCCTTCTTATTTACTTTTAGTTTTGCGGGTTCATCTCCGTCAAAAGTCATTCCCATTGTTGAGAACCCTGTGTCTAGTGTTAGACCTTCCATTGTGTTGCCCCCTTTGTAAGCACCCCTTGTGCTTATGAGATAAGACTATGCTATGCGGGTAAGCGTGTCAAGTTGATTTCAAGTGATTTAGATAACAATTTGATAACAAAAAAGCCCCCTTGCGGGGGCTTCCTTGCCTAGTTTATTAGGCTAGAGATAATGCCTGTTTAGGGTGGTTGAGGACAATAGCCAAGATTTCCTCGGCGGTTAGCATACGGGCTTCCTTGCCGTAGCCTTCCTCCATAACAATTACCTCACTAATAGGTGCGGTAGTGCCTAGTAGTAGTTCCCTAACCTGAGGGGTTGTATCTACTACGAAGTTGTAGTGGTGTCCTTCTGTTGTGATACTTACTCCGTGTTGTGCCATTTGTTTTCCCTTTCGTATTCCTAAGCACTCCCTGTGCTTATGAGATAAGACTACACTACTTGTAAGCCTTGTCAAGTCATAGACACGCCTACCCCCTGTTAGTTATCTCACATAGGCTAGAGCCTTTGTCAAGGCAGGTAGGTAGGCTACTAGTCAGTAGCAAGACCCCTACCCTCTAGGCTACTAGTCAGTAGCACTAGACCTACTAGCCAGCACCTTGACTCTCTAGTAAAGATTTATAGTTTATAAATAAAACATTATAGACAAGTCAAACATTTTTTCTAAACAAAACTTTATAAATAACTAAAAAGTAAAATAAAAAACAAGAATAAAATAAAAAATTATTGTCAAATCATAAACTTGAGTCGTATTGGCTCAACTTTGACTACTTACACAATAAAAGGTAGGAAGCCTTCCAGACACACAAATAAAAATAAAAAATAAGAGCCCTTTGCCAGAAGAAACCAAACAAAAACAAATTGTTTATAGTTCATAAAAAATGCTTTGGAAACGATTTGGTCGAGGGCTAAATACTACTACTTCCGACTCACAGGCCAAAAGCATTTTTTGGAAACATTCATATTTTCTTCTTCTTCGTCCAATAGAAACACTGTTTAGAACTATGTACGGGTTTATTATTTACTGTAAGATAAGCATATGAAGAAGAAGATAAAACTCCCAGCAGATGAGGTGAGATTTCTTTCTTCACTCCCAACGGACTTACTTCACGGACGTTTGAAAGCCCTCTGGGAATCAGGCTGGTCTTTGGGGATTATGGCTAACTCCCTAGAACCCAAGAAACCTAAATCAACAGTTCACTTCTGGGTTCAAAACGCTGCTACTCAAGAACAGAGAAGACCTCTACCACCAACTCCACCTAAGTCTTTGACCTCTACAGCGCCTCTGCTCAATACTCCTCGACTACGCTCTATATCTCCGAGTGTTCCAGCAGACCTAAAGCCGCGCCTAAAAGAGTTAGCAGGTCTAGCCAACAGGTATAGGGCTAAAACGGCTCCAGATAGCCCGCTAGCCATCGCTAATCAAGAGTTTACGCACCTTGCTCGTATGTTATATAACAGAGGTATCCCAGCGGCAGATATCGCCGAGGCAGCAGGAGTTACCTACAGGGCAATAGCAAGGCGCCTATCCAATGGCTAGAACCTACAAGACATCTTCAGGAACGTATTCAGAAAATGAAATGGTTATTGCTATATGGTCTAACCCTAAAAAAGAAAAGGCACGACCTAACGCAAGACCACTAGAAACTCTTACCTCCGATAAATCTGTATACCCCATTGCTTTTCCTCTAGAAATTCTACAAACCATTGAGTCGTGGATGTATTGCCAGGTTGCTAGAAGTTATGAGGAGATTGATGAAGTTCTGTTCGGAGGGAAAGCAACTAGAGAGAAACCTCTGCTAGTTCCAATTGCTATGGCAAAACAATATCTTGGCTGGGAAAACTTTTATATCCCAACTGAGTATAAGGAGTTTGAGTGAGAGTTCATGCAGACATTTTTCCAGCAAGAGCGGCTTTAGCCCCTGAGGGGTTCACAGGCTCTTTAGAGTTGTTTCTACCTACAGGCGGAGACGCCCCTGAGGGAACTCGTAGAGTGGATAAGGCGCGGGTGGTAGTAGTTGATGAAACTATTCTCATTGCCGTTGACTCTCCCGAAGGTCCTAGGCTTGTTTTTCAAGAAAAAATACTTTCCTACAATAAAGAGGGCAAACTCCACAGAGTTCTGACAGTTGGGGATAAAAATATAGTTTTTAGAAAAGATGAGAATTGTGGCTGCGGGTCGCGTCTAAGGTCCTGGTATCCATACGGAAGCATTATTATGGCTACTGATGAAAATAACTGATTTTTTCGGCTTTCTTATTGGGGCATTGGCTACATATCGCCTTGCTCGTTTCTTGACACGAGATGAACTCTTTTCTCCGGTCAGAAATCTAATCTGGAAAAAGTTTAAGCCAGAGAGAGGTGGCCTTGGATATCTATTCACTTGTATGTGGTGTATGAGCGTTTGGACAGCATCAATAGTCGTTCTATCAAGTATTATTATGCCTAAGGTAACCCTCTACATTTGTATAGTCTTAGGACTATCAGCCGTGGCGGGCCTTTTAGCCGCATACGAAGATAGAGATTGATTCGTATTCCGTGAAAAAGACAGGGAGTAAGTCTATGAGCGTTTTTCAACGCGGCGAAGAACAACCAGTGCAACCGGCGCAACCAGCAAAACAAAAAGATACTCCTAAATCCAAAAAGAATTCACGACGCAGAAGCAGTCGTTCAACTCAAGTTTTATATAAAACTCCAAAAGTAACTGGACCAGCATCAGTATTTATTTCTAACCCTGCTCAGTCCGTATCATATTCAACCCCAAGAACATTAACAGCAGCAGCAGTTCAACTAAAAATAAATGACAAAGGGGAGTTTGAACAGTTTAGAAATCGGCGTTCTGCAGCATCATCGGCTTGGCAAGCAGAAGCCTGGGAATATTATGATGCGATTGGAGAAATCAAATACGCTTTTAATTTAGTTGCATCAGTTGTTTCTCGTATTCGTATTTATGCAGCAGTCATTGATAATCCTTCAGACTCTCCTGCATCTGTAAGAGATTCCTCAACGATTGACCCTAAACTCGCAGCAGCAGCAGAACGAGCACTCGCTCGTTTAGATTCTGCATATGGCGGACAAGCAGGACTTCTTCGTGATGCTGCTCTAAATCTTTCAGTTGCTGGAGAATGTTATTTAGTTCAAATGCCAGAACTAAAGGGAACTGGACTTCCAGAGTCTTGGGACATTCGTTCTATTGATGAAGTTACAACAGATGCTCGCGGTGGATACAACGTTATCTCTCGTCGTGAACAATACGGCGCACAAAATGCTGTTGGAGTTAAAAAACTAACAAACGGTGCGTTTGTTGGTCGTATCTGGCGTTCACATCCGCGCTATTCGGATGAAGCAGATTCATCACTTCGTGGTTTGCTTGACCTCTGTGCCGAACTACTTCTTCTTAACAGAACTTTCCGTGCAACAGCACGCTCTCGCCTAAACGCTGGCGCACTTTATTTACCAGATGGTTTATCAGTTGCATCAGGTGGCGACCCAGACTATCCATACGATACAGATAACGAACTGAATCCTCAGTTTGTTGCTGAAGAGGCAGAAGATGAATTTGAAGAGCAACTCATTGATGCTATGACGACTCCTATTCGTGATGAGGAGTCAGCATCAGCAGTTGTTCCACTTATTATTCGCGGTCCTGCCGAACTTGGCGAAAAAATTAAGCAATTTAAGTTCGAGCGTTCTTTTGACGCAACACTAGTCCAACGTGCTGACCGTGTTCTAGAACGTATTTTGCAGGGACTTGATGTTCCAAAGGATGTTGTTACAGGTCTTGCGAATGTTAAGTATTCCAATGCGCTTCAGATTGATGAGTCCCTATATAAGGCTCACATTGAACCGTTGATGCTACTTATTGCTGATGCACTAACAATTGTTTATCTTCGTCCGTATCTAGTAGCGCAGGGATACAGCCCTGCCGAAGTTGAGAAGATTGTTGTTTGGTATGACCCTTCACAAGTTTCTACACGCAATGACCGTGCTATGGATGCAGACTCTGGATATGACAGAGGCGTTGTTAGTCAAGCAGCGTGGCGTCGTGCTCACGGCTTCTCAGATGCAGATGCACCTACTCCAAACGAATTTGCTTTACGAATGCTTTATGAAAAGGGAGTCATTACTCCAGAACTCACTGAAACATTCTTAGCAACCTTTGCTCCAGAAGTTATGAATGAAGTTAGAGAGCAAGCAGTAGCAGCCTCTCAAACAGGACTAACTCCTGAACAAGACCAGATGATTAGAGATGCAGCAATGGGTGTACCCGCAACGCCACCGGCAGAAGCGCCACCGGCAGAAGGGCAAGAGCAGTAATGTCTGAGAACGAAACAACTATTGACCTTATTGAAGAAGGTTCAATGACTGCTGCTGGCGACAGTCCTTGCTGGGACGGATACAAGCAAGTAGGTATGAAAAAAGGCAAAAACGGAAAAATGGTTCCCAACTGTGTTCCTGTTAACGATTCAGATGATTCAGAATTTGCATCAAAGAAAAAGAGAACAATTTCTCAAACTCCTGCTCCTAAAAAAGATAGAGTAAAGGGTTCATCTAAAAACGCAAAGGGCTCTGCTGCAACAGGAAAGGCTTCTCGCTCTGTAAAGTTTTCTGCTGCTGTAGAAAAGTCTTTGAAGGAAAAAGTAAAAACTCACAACGAAAAATCTTCTAAGAAAGTTACTCTAGGAAAACTCAAAGCAGTTTATCGCCGTGGTGCCGGTGCTTACTCTGTTTCTCATCGTCCTGGAATGAATCGAAATCAATGGGCAATGGGCCGTGTAAATGCTTTCCTCAAGTTAGTTAAGTCTGGAAGACCAACCAACTCTGCTTACAAAGCAGACAATGATTTGCTTCCATCAAACCACGCTCGCTCTACAAAAAAGAGCGCATCTATTACCGCCGCTGGTTTAGTCCCAGAAGAACAAGAACTAGCACAAGCGCTTATAGAAATTTCTCAGAAGTATGGAAAGTTTAATGAAGACGAAAGCGGCATCTGGGCTGGGTATACGCCTGCTGCTGAAAACAAAGACCAAGAGATTGGTGTCCACTGCGGCAACTGTGTTTTGTATGCTGGCGGAGACCAATGCAAGATTATTTCTCTACCAGTAGAACCACTAGGGGTTTGCCGATTCGCAGTTCTTCCAGATGGAGTTATTAAAAAAGACTTTGGTCCTACAGAAGAAGAGTTACAAGAATATTCTGTAAACAAAGAACTTGAAATCGTTCTTGGGGATAGAGAAGATTACGAATACCCAGAAGATGCAATCATTGCTATGGCAGAATATTCAGGCTTTGGTTATGAAGCAGAGCACGCTATTCGCGCCTCTTGGCTTCGTGCAGTAAGAAATGGGGAAGACCCTTTCAAGAGGGCATCACTATTAGCCTCGTTGGGTTATGAAAGTTTAGATGCTGATTTACTTCCAGATTTAGAGGAAGAGGGAGATGACAATGAGTAGAGTTCGCCGTTTGAGTTTTGCTATTGCTGAACAAGGCCGTCGTGCTAACTCCACGAAACAAGCGCTACGCCTGCGTGACGCTGTTGTAGATATTCTTGAAGAAGTAAACCAAAACACTTCTGTATCTCGTAGAGTGACTAAGCGTTCTGCTTTTACAGTTGTATTACGTTCTCTACAAAAAACAAAGAACCTACCTTTCTCTCTTAGAGAGCATATGGCTCTAAAGGAACTATCTTCTTATATCACTCTTGCTCAAAGCAATAAGAATAGTTCTCTTACACTTAGCAACACAGACCTTTTACCAACTTCTCATCCTCGCTCAACTAGAGAGCACTCACTAACAGCATCAGCAGTAAGAAATGCTAGGTCTCGTTGGTTTGCTGATGACCCAAGAATTACAGATGAACGTGCAAAAACTATTCTTTCTTCTGCCTTCTCCTCAGAAGTAGGTTCTGTAGAGCACACTTATTACACTTCAGTTCTATCAGCACTGCCTCAGGGAATGATTCCAACAGAAGCATTGCTAGCAGCCTTTGGTGATGGAAACTCATCTGCTGCTCGTTCTGCTCGTGCTCAATTACAGCGTCGTGACCGAGAAGGAAAGTTTGCTTTCCAAGGTGGAGGACTTCGTGCTTTAGTTAGACGAGGAAGTCAAGTATTTAGTCTTATTGGAAGAACAGTTGCTGATGGTTTAGGTGATTTAGTTCAGATTGAACTTCCAGATGGTCGTATCGCACAAGTTCCTGGCTCTAAGGGTGAGTTTATTAAGGCAGTTCTGCCAACACCAGATGGTTATAGCCCAGCGCCTATTGATGTCCCTACTTCTCAACTAGGTGACGTTATTAATGAATCAGATATTCAATACACAAACTCTCCTGAAGGCTGGGAGAAGGTAGAACCATCTGAAAGTGATATGGATAAACTAGAGAATGAATTTTCAGATGGCGAATCTGTTCAAAAATATGCAGACGGAGCCTTCAATGTTTTTGTAGTTTCAAATAGTGAAACTAAGAAGAGAAAACTTATTTTAGAAACAGCAGAAGGAGACAGGATTGATGCTTTTGATAACTGGGCAGACCTTCAAGACGCTCTTAGAGGTAAAGAAGAAGAATTAGCAAAACCAAAAGCACAACTACCTAAAGAAAAAGAATCTAAGTTTGCTTTCAACTATCCAGAAGGTGCTTACAAGATTGCTCAGGGCGCTGATTACGATGTGCAGGGCCGTCAAGAAGAAGATAGCCCTAACTTTACAGATGACCCTGCTGAAATAGCGCAAATGTTTGATGAAAGAGATTTGATTCAGGCTCTAGAGCAAGCAGTTCTTCCTCAGGACGATAACGAGAATGCTTTTGGTTATGGAGTATTGAATTTTAATCGCGGTGAAGAGTTTGTTCCAGCAGAAGCACTTTACAAAGCACTTGATGAAGCAGGAGAAGATGCTGACTTAGAGTTAGCAAAGATTTACGACAAAGGTCTTGGCTCTAACGATAACGAAAAGGCACTTCTAGATGCTCGTAAAGGTCCAGAAGTCGTTACTGGGGAGCAACCAGATGTTGCAGAGTCTTTTGAACGTGTAACTAAAGAGGGAAGCCCAGATGTTGCTCCCGCTGCTGAAGAACCAAAGTTTGAAGAAGAGAAAGTAGATACAACTCCTCTTCCTGCATTACTAAACGGTCTTACAGAGAACGAATTGGCTCGTTTTATGGAAAGCAGAGACCACACACCTCATCTTCCTAAAAACTGGGACATTGCTAACGACCAAATCCCCGAGGGCTATAACAAATTAGACCCTGCACCTTTCCAAAACTGGCGCGAGATAACTGAAGAAGACGGAGACCCAAGTCTTCCAGTGGGCTTTAGCGATAATCCAGTTTTCTTGGCGCAGAATGTTTCTCAAGAAGAACTTCTCAAAGAATTTCGTCGTGCATTAGAGCCAGAAGGTGAAGCACCTGGATATGGCGCAATCAAACTAACAACTGATGATGGCGAAGAGTTTGTAGCAAATGTTCCAGGCGAAGCAATTCGTGATGCTCTACAACTTCAAGGTGTTGACACAAACTTCCTTACTACAGAGATATATGCTGAAGCAGGAAACCTTATAGAACTAAATGATGAAGATGCAGCAGATGCCTTAGCGAAGATTGAAGAATCTGAAGGAAAACTTCCTCCAACACCAGAGATACCTGAAGTATCTCGTGCTTCTCGTTCTAGAAAAGTTAAAAAGGGAACAGAAAAAGCAAGAATCCCTGAAGAAGAAGCACCAGCAGATGCACCAGCGGATGATATACAAGCAGAACTTCCTTTAGACCTTCCTGTCGAAAAGAAGCCTATGAATGCTTACGAGCGTCTTATGGCAGAACAGCAAGCCGAAAAAGAAGCAGTAGCAGAGCGTAAAGCAAAACTTGCTAAAGACGCTGAGGCTAGAGTTGATGAAAAGGGTAGAAGAATTCCTGAAGGTTGGGGCATTCAAGAAAAAGCAAAGAGAGCATTTGGAAAAGATGTTCCAGAGAACTACTCAAATGCCTACGGACGTAATAATTTTGAAGCGCAAGTTGATAAAGACGGAAATATAGTTCTAAAAGACAATAACAATATTTTAGAACCAAAAACTTATAAGAATTGGAAAGAGTTAGAAGCAGATTTCGAGTCTCGTAAAGAAGACTATGCAAAAGAGTCTCGTAAGAAAATTAAAGACTGGGCTAAAGCCTATGGTTTCTCAGACGAGCAGGTAAACGCTTTTGATTCAATGAGCGAGCAAGAGATTGCTGATTTCTTTGCTAATCCAGAAAACCATACTGATGGATACAAAAATGCTCTTGATGACTTTGAAACTTCTTGGGCAGTAGACCTACCTAGCGCTCAACAAAAAGCACGTTGGTCAGAGTTTGGCAAGATGAAGCGCCTTGCTGACCACGCTGGTGATTTGCCAGACCCAAATAAGGAAAAAGCATCTCTAGACATAACTCCAGAACAAATGGACGCTTTGCGTGATGGCATTAAAGAATTAGATTGGCTAAACGAAGGAATTCTTTTCGCTAAGCGTGATGGAGGAGATGACAGACTCCCTGCACAAGACGGAGTTATTGATATCTATGACGACAACGCCGTTGCTGGTGAATTACCAATTGCAACAATAGATGCTGATAATAATTTAGAGTGGCGCGATGAAGAAACAAAGAAGAGATACGAAGCATTAGTAAAGGGCATTCTCGATGAAGACTTGGAAAGTATTGTTCAAGATACCCCTGAGCAAGTAGCACCATCTGCAAATGAAGAAAAGATAAAAGAACTAGAAGCAGAGCGCGAGAAGTTTGTTAAGCAAGAACGTGGCGCTCCAAGTGCTGATATGCAAACTAAAGCACGCATAGCAATTAAACAGATTGACGAAGAAATTGCTAAATTAAGGGGAACGCTTCCAGCAGAAAAGAAGAAAACTGTATCTGCTCAGGTTCCAAAAGACTTTGAAGTAGACTCTTTAGAAGAAATTCCAGAAGGCTTTGAGGAGTATCCAAAACCAGCAGACGTCGCTCCAGCGGCAGCAGGCGGAGATGGTCCACCTCCTCCATTTAGAATTCGCTCTAAGGTTAAAGATTTACAGCCTGGAGATATCACAACTGGTGACCATTTTGTTATTACAAAAATTGGTGACAAGGTTGAGGGAACAAACCGTATAGAGATTGAGGGTTATTACCCTGGACACGTTATTCAAAACACTAAGCAGTGGATTGAAGATACTGAAATTGAAGTAATTCGTGGAGTTCAACCGCTACCAGAACAAGGCGACCTTCCAGTTTTGTCTAAGCCAAAAATGAAAGACTTTGGAAAGATATACAAGGATAAAGCAGATAATCAATGGAAGTTTAGGGACCCAGAAGCACAGGCTCAATACGATGCTGCCTTTGCAGATTACAACGTTCAAGCAGCAGAGGCAAAGAAGAGATTCCCAGACCCAACAGAGCCATCTAATCAACCACATCGTGCAATTGTTCGTGCTGCTGATTTGAAGCCTGGTGATGTGACTACTGACCCTAAGAAGGGCCACTTTGTTATTGAAAGAGTTTTTGTTGACGACAAGACAAAGCCTAACTTTGTAAGCGTTGAAGGTTATTACCCAGGGTATGGCACACAACGTAAAGAGTGGAAAGTTGATACTCAAATTGATGTCATTCGTAATGTAGAAGCACCTGCTAAGGGCGAGGGTGAACTACATAGACCAAACAAAGTTGTAAACGGTAAATGGATTCCAGATAAAGATGAAGCAAAGAACGCTGAGCACCAAAGACTTCTTGAAGAAGCAGGTGCTCGTTGGAATGCTCCAGAGAATCTTCCTGTAGTAGATAACAAAGAGCAGGCACCAGAAGCAGACCAAAACATTCCAAACGCTGTTGCTGTCAGAAAGCCATCTCGCAAGAGAGTTCCTAATATGCCAGCATTCCAAGGCGAGTGGGCTGCTATTGCTCGTGAAGCAGGCGGAGATTGGAATAAATTTAGAGAACTTATTAAAGATAAAACAATTGTTTTCTTTGATTTCGAAACAACTGGAATCAAAGACAAAGATGGCAATGAGCCGTGGCAAGTTGCTGGCGTAAAAGTTCGTGATGGAAAGATTGTTGACCGTTTTAATATCTATATGAACCCTGGTCGTTCTGTTAAAGATGTTTGGGCTGGCGAAGTTGGCGAAGATGGAAAACCAAACGCTGTAGATGCTGACGGAAATCCTTTATCAGATGAATTTTTAGCAAAGCAACCTAACCAAGCAGAGGCTATGGCAAGGTTCTTTGAGTGGGCTGGTTTGGAATCTGAAGGTAGACCACTACTTGCTGCTCACTATGTTCAGTTTGATGATGAAGTTGCTCGTCGTATGGCAGATAAGCACGGTTTAGAATATCAACCTGATGGATTGCTAGATACAAAAGCAATGGGACAAGATATTTTCAAAAATGCACCTGAAAAACCAGAAGGAAATCGTTTAGGACAGTATGCAGAGTTCCTTGGAGTAGAACTAGATAACTGGCACGCAGCAGATGCTGACGCGGAAGCATTAGCAGGAATATTTGAAAAACTCATTGATAAGGGAATTGAACTAGATGGTGGCAAAGACTTATTCGATGTTGATAAGAGAATTGAAGAATACGAAAAGGCATTAGGAGAATACGAAGCAGGAAAAGTTAAGGACGATGCTGGTGCTGCTGACTTCGCTGCTGCTAAAGCAATTAGAGATGCTCTAGATGGTAAAGAAGTTAAACTCGATGAAGTTATCGTAGATGCAAAGAACTCCCCTGCGCTAGACCCTGAGGGTCTCAACATGGGTCCTGTAGATGCTCCGCTAGACGGAATGGAACGACGTGATGATGGTGTTGTAGTTCTAGATTTCACACCTAACGCTGTTTATCCAAAGGGTGAAATGCGAATGATGCCTCGTGAATGGGTTCTTGATGATAAGAATGCTGTTCTACTTGACCGTGAAGATGCCAGAATGAGAAACATTCTTCCTGGAGACTTTATGGCTTCTAAAGATGGAAACATTATTTGGCAAGTAACTGCTGTTCGTGCTGGAGAAGAGTTTGGTTTAGAACCAGGACGAGTAAAAATTTGGCGCCGCGATATTGAAACTGGCGAAATGAATACTTATGAGCACTGGCACGGAACAAGACTTGATGGAGTTCGTCGTCCAATCAACCCTGCTGATTTAGACATTCCAGAGGGCAATCCGCAAAACGAGTTTGTTTCAAATAAAAAGTCCGCACCTGAGTCCGAACAAACTCCTGAAGCAATTGCTGGAAAGCAATTTAGAAAAGTTTATGAAATTGGAGACAAGGTTGCTGTTGTAAAACTTGGAGAAAAAGACCTCGGAATCTTTATGGAAGCCGAACTCTTTGATGCTGAAGGAAATAGTATTTACAAGGTAGACGGACAGTTTAGAACCTTTGCTGGAGCAGAAGCAGAAGCAGATGCTCTTCTCAAGGAATTTGCTGACGGTCTAAGAGACCAAGAGCGTGACGAAAATGTAGAGCCAGAAGAGGCTCGTGCAAAAGATGTTCCTATCTCTCGTGGAGATATTCCTGCCGATGCATACGATGCTCCAGAAACTGTCGAAGTAGAAAACTTACCACCAGACCTCAACGGACAAATATCTATTCGTGAAACTGGACAAGATGCTCCTAACTATGAAGTAGATGCTGTTCTACAAAACTCTGATGGAGATAATCTTGCCGAGCACCACTCAGAGCACCCAACAAAGAGAAAAGCAGAAAAAGAAGGACGCGACTTTGTTGCTCGTGCCTCTGATGCTATTCAAAACCCAGAGCCATCACCTGAGGCTGAAGAAGAGAAACCAAAACCTTCTAAACCAAAGAAGGAAGTTCCTCAAGACGAGAAAGTTAGATTCTCTCAACTCAACGAAGAAGAGCAAGCAGAAGTTCTTCGTAACGTAAAAGAGATTGAAGCCGTTGCTGTAGACATGGCTGGAATCAAGGCTGAAGATGTAAGACCTGGAGACTTCTTTAAGCATCGTCAACTCGGGCATTATGAAAAAGTTATTCGTATTGAACGCGGTAAAGAGTGGGGAATGGACCGTCTTGTTTTCTGGGTCTACAACCCAATTGCTGGCAAAGAACAACCTCGTCCATTCAAAGCAGATTCTCCATTAGAGTTTGTCCGCCGTATTGAAGGAGACGGACCTGTTGAGAAGTTCCCAGTAGGAAAGCCTCGTGGAAGAGCAAAGCGACCTGACATTCGCCGTAAAGACCCTAAAGAAAGAGTTATTGTCCGTGAAGGTCGTGTACAGGGTGCTAAGGGCAAAGATAGAGGTCTATTCAAAGATGCAAATGGCGAACCAGTGCTGGTTGGCGATGTTGTTATTTTCCGTGACCCTAAGAGAGCAGGAAAGTTCGGACGAGGAATTGTTAAGCGTCGTGTTGGCGACCAAGTAGATGAAGGAAAGAAAGTTGGCGGTGCTCCGCGAGATGGAAAAGTTTATCTTGACAACGTGTATGTCCAATGGGAAAACGAAGATGTCTTTGGGCAAATCAACCAAGGCGGACGAATGGTTGTTGCTGATAACTTAATTCTTATCAACGATAACCCTGATGATGTTCTTGCCAAACTAGAAGACGGTAGGAAGTGGAAGGGTGGCGCAGCAAAGCCAAATCGTAGAGGTGCTGGAGTAGATAAGTGGACTAGTGCTGAAGCACCTGCCCCTGCTGCTAAAGCCCCTGAAGCACCTGCTCTTGGAATGCCAGAACAGATTTATAACAATAAGTTCCAAGATAAAAATGGTGGAAACTTTGAAATTAATCTTATTAAAATAGGAGACATCTACGAAGGTGCTCTTATTGATAAAAACGATGAAGACGCTAGAGTTCAGATTGTTGTTAGAGATAAAGATAAAAAAGTTGCTATTGATGCATTAGCAGACGCTCGTGACGTTATTAAGGGCGCTGCAAATGGACAAGAAGCATTGCCAGACATCCCTAACCTTGACAATGAGTTTCTTGGAAATGAAAATCCAACCCCAGAACCAGCAGCAGATGGCAAGCAACTCTATAAAGGCGTAATGAATGATGCCAATAGAAATCAATTTGAAGTAATGCTTTTTGAAAAAGAAGTAGATGGTAAAAAAGTATACGAAGGTTATGTAAGGAATTTTTTCAACGACAAACCTAAACTCGTCGTGAGAGATGAAAATGAAAATAACGCTAGAGTAGGTTTACTCGAGGTTGTAGAAAAACTTAGAGAAGCAGAAAACGGCGACGACGTTATAAACTCTACTGACAAAAAAGTAGAAAAAGAAAACGTTGCTCTTCCTTCTGAAAAAGAAGTAGAAGATAAGTTTATGAAAGAAGGCGGTCAATACGTCAGAGACAACGGAGTAAAAGTCTCTGTAAAGGTTAAAGACCTAAAGATTGGCGACTTTGTTATAACACGCAATGGAAACATTGGAAGAATTATAGAACTCACCCCTGTGGGAAATAGAGTTCAAGTTAAGGTTCAATACAGAGGCGGCGCACAATACACTTACAAGCCTTGGAAAGCAGATGCTCAGATTGACGGCATCTACAGAGTTCCAAGTAAAGAAAACCCTGTGCCAAGCGGAGGGTCAGGAAGAACTGTTGTTCCTAAACCTACTGCACCTACTCCGACACCAACACCAACACCTTCTCCTGCAGGAGCGCCTAATTTCGTAAAGGCAGCGCAGGAACTTGGGTTTGTTAAAAAACGACTTCCAAAAATTAAAGATGTTTATGGCGGCACTGAAGCAGATGGAATTCGCGCAGTAAATGCTGCTTATAAGGCACTCAAAGATAATGACAAAGACCTCTTCGAGCGTCAAATTGATAGAGCAATAAGAAGACTGTCAGGTAGGGCAGGAGGTAAGTATACCGACATCGTTAATGATTTAGAAAGAATTAAGTCTGAAGTAGACGGTATTCCAGCAATTCCTAGACCTGCTATGCCAGTCAAGGATTGGAAAGGTCCAAAAGACTTAGACCCTGTTCAGGTAGCAGAGGGAAGAAAAAACAATAACGAAAACCCAGCGGAGTTATCTCCTTTCTGGCAAAATGTAATTGTAAAAGATGCAAATTTCTGGGCTGCACTCGAAAGAAAAGGTATTAGAGGAGAGGCAGAAAAAGAAGAGATTCGTGCATTCTTTAGTGATGGACAGCCTAAGCCATTAGCAGCACTAAGCCCTAGAGCAAGAGTTCTATTGGCTGCAGCAATTGGAGAAAAAATTAAAGGCCAGAAATCTTCAGACGAAGCCCGAGAAATAAAAAATCTTATTGACTTGAACTTCAAACTTATGGAAGAACGTTTGGCATATGAACCAAACCAAAAAGAAATAGGCATAGGTGGACTTCTTGCTGATTTAGATATAAAACAATTAGAAAAAGTTGCTCCTAGAAAAGGCATAACTGGAGCCTTAGATTTTGCTGGTAGAAAATGGATTGTTATGAGAATTGGCGACTCTGGCGGTGGACGTAGAGGCGACAATCAGATATACAAAATAGTTGACGAAGAGTCTGGTCAAGCATTTTTCTATAAACAAGATGAAGGAAAAGAGCAGGTTGATTCTGAAATGGCAGGAGCAGCATTCCTACGGGCTTTTGGTGTTCTCGGGGCATACCCAGCAATCAGACATAAATCAAATAATCGTGTAGTTATTACAGGTGAAGCAGGAACAAATCTTGCTTTGGCTAAAGCCCCTAAACAAGCACACGAACTTTATGGTGGCGCATCTCCTTTCCTAGAAAAGGGACAGGTTCATCAAATATTAGGAATGGTCATGGTTGATGCTCTTATTCATAATGAAGATAGACATATGAATAACTGGCAGGGTGCTAGAGATGACAACAAAAATGTAGAAGTTGGCGATGAAGGAAAAGTATTGGCCCTAATCTTTGACCAAGGTCTTGGCAAGGTTTGGGATAACCCTGGAAATGCTGCATCTCCTTATGACTTTATTATGAAAAATAAAGGACGCAACCCTCTCCCAGGATTGTTGAAAAACGAAGTGGGTCCAGAAGCATTTTACGAAATGATACAACGCGGTGGACAACAAGCACTACAAGCACTTCGTAGAGAGTATCCTGTCGGGACTGCACCAGAAATAGATATTTTAGTCAAGAGACTGGAAGAACTTATGGCAAAAGACGCTCAGGACTGGAGATAAAAAATGGCAGTATTAGTTTATAGAGTCTATAACGATGACGACTTCGGAACTGGAAAAGAGTTTGAAGAAAATCATTTTATGTCAATAGTTGCTGACGAGAAATCTGCTAAATATGTTTTTGCTAAAGACGCAGAGGTTGTTGGTCTTGACGACCAAAGAATTTTGGATATGAAAGAATCGCTTTGGTCAGAAGAGACCCCTACAACTCCTAAGGAGTGGGCAGAAATTGCCTACTACAGAATAAAGGGGGACACAGTGGTTGTTGAAGACTATACAGATGTTTCTGCAGCAATTTCTGCCGAAGAAAAACTGTTAGTTGAAGCAAAAGAAATTAGAGATGATTTAGATGACATCGGGTCTGAGGATGATGGCTTTGAAGTTTTCCTTGAAGACGAAGACGAGGCTGTAACAGCAGCGGCTGGTGCTTGCCCTCCAGCAACACAGGACATCGTAATCAATCTAACCAATAGAGAGAAAGCAATTAAAGACGGTGGATATGGTCCGCTGAATCCAGAAGAACCAAACGAAGAGTTTTGGCAAGAGAAAGCAACTCGTTGGTCTGTCTCAACAGACGAAGCAAAGAAATCTCTTTGCGGCAACTGCGTAATGTTTATAACTACTACTGAAATGAAAGACTGCATCGCTCAAGGCATTGAGCAAGGAGGTTCTGGCAACGAAAACGCCTGGGACGCAATTAATGCCGCTGAACTTGGTTACTGCGAAGCATTTGATTTCAAATGCGCCGCTTCCAGGACTTGTAACGCTTGGGTTACAGGTGGTCCAATTGATGACAGTAAGAATAAGGAGTAGTCATGGCATTCTCACCAAACAAACCTAGTAGTGCAGAAGATTTGATGGTTTTCTGCGACGGCGACCTAGATGAAGTAGTCATATTTCTTTATGATGCAGATGAAGACGGTATGTTCTATAGATACGAGGGCGACTGGAAGCAAATATTGTCTCCAGAAGACGAATACGATATCAATTTAGATGATTTAATACTTATATATGTAGACCCCGCCTTTATTTCCGTTTATGACGAAGCAGAAGAACTCGATGAGATTATTCCTGTTTCAGAGGTTTTAGAGTACGAGTCTACGGGACCGGAAGACTGGGAGTAATGCCATGCAATTTATAGGTCGTAGTGGTAATCAGGTTCTTTTTAGTATCGAAGATAAGGCAATCCTTATTGACGAGTCTAAAAAGTTGGTTTTAGCAATTGACCAAGCCGAACCACTAGTTGCTTCTTTCACTCCAGAGGGCGACCAGACCAACCCTGAATCAGTTCCATATGAACTTGCTGTTGCCGCGGCTACTGATTTAGATATAAAAGTATTTTCAAATAATGACCGCCTATATACAATTCCAAAATCAGTTGTAGCAGAAGCAAAACGCGGTCTTGAATGGCGTAAAGAAGAAAAGCGTGGCGGAACATCAGTAGGGCTAAACACTGCTCGCACGTTGGCTAGAGGGGGACAGATTGGTATTCGTAAAATCCGTCACATCGCAAAGTATTTTCCACGTCACGAAGTAGATAAAAAGGGAACTGGCTATCAGCCAGGAGAAAAGAACTACCCATCGAATGGTCGAATCGCGTGGGCACTTTGGGGCGGGGATTCCGCTAAGTCTTGGGCTACAACTATTGTTAATCGTGAAAACAAAAAGGCTCAACAGAATTCTATAACAGCATCTTATAACTTTGTTATGTCCGAGTATGAGAGCCCAGAACAAGCACAACTATCTTCTTTTATAGAAGCAGAGTATTTACCAGAAAATCTTGCTCCAGAGTTTTTTGTTAGAGTTAGATTAGACGGAACAGGAATTGACCGTCTCTATAAAACAAATGCAGATGGAACCGTATACGTCTGGGATGACGCTATGTGGGAAGATTTAGGAAACATTAACCACGACTTTGAAACATATGACCGTTCCCTTGACGAACCTTATGACACTTGCCCAAAGATTCATATTCCTGTAGATGTAGAAACCGCTATTGCTGTTTCTGGATTATTTGATGGCAACCCAGAAAAAACAGTTTCAATGGAAAAAATAAATCCTAGCGAATCAAGACTTTTCCTTGACGAGATGGATGGCGTTGACTGGGAGTTAGTTGATTCTGTTTCCTATGATTATGAAGACGAGTATCCAAAGTATGCAGAATATATGGACTTCACTGAGAGTTCAGTGGTTGCAGCAGGCGAAGGTGGATTAGATTCCACGAAACCAGCAGCGGGTCCAACAAATCAAGATGGAAATTACACACCAGATGAGCGTTCTAAACTGGCTTCATCTCAGGTTCGTGATAAGAGTGGAATGTTTGCGAAGTCTGGAGGAAAAGTTGTTATTGGTGGTAATCCTGCATACACAGGAACAATTCAATCTGTAAACCCAGCAAATCAAACTGTAAGAGTAAAACTTGCTAATGGTAATGATATTGATATTCCTGCAAACACTACAGAATCTTTAGATACTTTTAAGCCAATTCCTATGAAGAGTACACGCACTCCTAGAAATCTTACTAAGGGAATCCTTGGTGAACCTAGAGTTCCAATTGATAGTGCTGCTGTATCTTTGCCAGGCCGTTTACCCCAATTGGGAAGCAATAAGGCTCAGATTCTTACCGAGGACTATTCTCCCTGGGTTACAAATGCTCGTTCTTCAAATCTAACTGCACCTAAGACCCCCACTCCAACTCCAACTCCAACTCCAACTCCAACTCCCTCAGGTGATGCAGAGCAAGATGCTATTCAAAAAGCAACAAACGAACTTTTAAGTTACAAGAGTGCAAATGCTTACAACGACCCTCTACTGCGTGATTTTCTACAAAAAACAGTAAAGCGTCCTGACGGAAGCACCTACTCTCCAAACGCTAGATTCTTTATGCCAAGTTTGAGGAATGAACAAAACGTAGAAGCCTATAAATCAAAAACTTCTGCTGATGTTGAAAGTGATGACCCTGATTGGATGAACAAGGCGCCGAATGCTCCTTATGCTCCACCAAAAAAGAAACCAATTAAGTCTTCAGGATTTGTAGCAGCAGCAGAGGGTGAAGTGGAACTTACTCCAGCAACTTCTGATGTTCCTCCTATTTATATGGCAATTGTTTCTCCAGATGACCCTCAAGCAGTTATGGATTTAGTTTCACTTATTCCTGCATCTTCCGAGTCCACAGAACCAATGACTTACATACGCAAGCCAGGTGTTTGGGAAAAAGATGAAAATGTTCTAAATGACATCAAGAGTCCTACTCCACCACCAATGGTTGTTTTAGATGACGAAACACTTGCAGTAGTTATGTCTCAGATTGATGCTGCAGCAACAACTGCTTCAGGATACTCTTTTGAGTTAGCAGTTCTTGCGTTGATGGCTGCTGGCGGTGTTGATAAGAACAGAGGAAACGCTGAAGAACTTCGTCGTTACTGGTTGTATGGAAGAGGCGCGGCAAAGATTCGTTGGAACACTCCAGGAGACTGGACCCGATGTGTTCGCCAACTTTCTAAATATATGGGGCCTCGCTCTAAAGGTTATTGCGCATTGCGTCATAAAGAAGCCACTGGCCTATGGACTGGTGATAAAGAGCATCGTCAAAAGTATGGAAGAAAAGGTATGAAGGCTGATGCTTTCTCTAGCGATTTCATTATTCCTTCAAATGCTGTAATTTCACAATCAATTATAAAAGCACAGATGGCTGATGCTAAATCAAGAGTTTATGGTCTTACTGCTGATGCTTCTGAAGAGTCTACAAATGGAGCAGAGTTTTTTATTCCTTTGGTTATTCCAGAAGGAATTGAATCAGGAGACGGAAGAAAGTTTAATAAAGGCTCCATAACAATGAGAGAACTTCCTCTACCTCTTTTGTGGCAAATCAAAACTGGAGAAGGACATTCTGGCTCAGTTGTTATTGGAAAGATAACTAAGATGCTAAGAACTGACGAGGGTATTGGAAATGCCAGTGGATTCTTCGATTCTGGAGAATATGGAAAAGAAGCAGAGCGTTTAGTCCGAGGAGGATTTATCCGAGGGGTCTCTGCTGATATGGATATGTTTGAGGCAAAAGAAGATGAAGAAGCCTCGAAGGAAGACTCTGACAGTAAGGTCGGAGGCGGTAAAATGAATATATCAAAGGCGAGAGTTATGGCAGTAACTCTTGTCCCTAAACCCGCTTTTCAGGAATGTAAAATTACTCTTACAGACCCAGCGGCTGAGCAGGAGGAGAAGCAAGTGATTCAAGATGGAGTGTATGTAGATGGCGTAAATCCGCTAGATGCATCTGCACTCGTGGCGTGCGGAATAGTTGCTGGAGCAATTCCAGTTACTCCGCCTAAAGAGTGGTTTGATAATCAAAAACTTAAAAAACCAACTGCTCTCACGGTAACAGATGAGGGTCAAGTTTTCGGGCACATTGCTGCTTGGCACGTTGACCATATTGGTATGGCTTTTGGGACAAAACCCCCACGCAGTAAATCAAATTATGCTTACTTCCACACAGGAGTAGTTCGGACATTAGAGAACACTGATGTTCCAGTAGGACAACTAACTTTGGCAGGAGGCCACGCTACATTAGAAGCATCTGCTTCTGAAGCAGTTCGTCACTATGACGATACAGCCTCTGCTGTTGCAGATGTTCATGCTGGCGAAGATGCCTATGGTATCTGGGTTGCCGGAGCACTTCGTCCAGGAACAACTCCAGAACAAATTCGCTCTCTTCGTGCCTCAGCACCTTCTGGTGACTGGCGCCCAATCAAGGGTTCATTAGAACTTGTTGCTGTCTGCCAAGTAAACGTTCCAGGATTCCCAATCGCTCGTGCTCGTGTTGCATCAGGTCAGGTAATGGCTTTGGTCGCAGCAGGTGCAAGCGTTCTTGCACAACTCAAGCACGACCCACTTCGTGAACTTAACGAACGAGTTGATAAGTTAGAAGCACCTGTAGTTGCCGCAGCACAAGACGCTAGAAGTCGTATGGTAGCAATGACGGCAGCAATCAAAGCAGAGGAACTTTCTTCAAGGTTCCGCAAAATGCGTGATGAAGATGTTGCCTATATGCTTCAAATGTTTGACGATACAGAGTCAGAGTTGGCTGTAATTTCTCGTGAAAAACGTATGAAACTTGCTGATGAAGGAAGAGCGCTTCCAGATGGTTCTTTTCCTGTTCGTAATGTTGGTGATTTGAAGAATGCTGTTCACGCTTATGGTCGTTCAAAGCCAGGCAAGCGCGGTCTAGTTCGTCGTCATATTATGAAGATGGCTCGTATGTTAGAACGCGATGACATCATTCCAGATACCTGGACTAAAGGCGGAACTACTGCATCAGCAGAGTTTGTTGATGTAACTAAACCTCTAGAAGGTATGACCCCTCAAGAGTTAGATGCACTAAAAAAAGTCGCTAAGAGTGAGCAAAAGGATGATGAAAACAGAGCAAAATATGTACCTGGAAAGACACAACCTAGAGATGCCTCTGGCAAGTTTCGGCAAGTGCTCGCTCGGCTGAAAACCAATTTAGGTGTGTCTGGCTCTGACAATGTAATACAAAAAATAGAAGAAGCAGAAAATTTAGATAATGCTGGTAATTACGCGGGGGCTGCAAAAGCCGCTGGCGACTTGCTTGGGATTATTGACCGCTTGGATAGTAATGCGCTAAACCCTGAAAGTTTAGAAAACATCAGAACATCTGCTGGCGAACTTGGAAAAGTTATTGCTAACTTACCTTTTGCCTTCGGCGCAGACGCAGAGAAGATTCGCTTTAGCGATATCCCTCCTGCTCTAAAGGAACTGATGAAAGATATGATAAAAAGAGTAGAAGACAAGATTGGTCAAGAGGATGCCGACATAGCCACTAAAGACCTAAGGTCTTTTATGGCTGGAGGCGACTATTACAACCAATCTGAGATATCTAGTCATATGTCTAAGTTGCTTCGCTTACTTACCTAAGTAGTAGAAAAATCGTACAAGGAACAAATCACCCTATAAAAAGTAATGTAATATTCGATATTAGGTGGAGTGCCTCCACGCATTTAATGCGTCTGTGAGTCCCTCGGCCTCTATTGATAAGCGAGACAGGATTTCTCCTGTCGTGACTGGCCCGGAGGAGGGACAGTAGTGGACCGTATTAAAGGAATGATGGACCAACTGAGTGAACTAGGTGACGAACAAGTTTCCGAACTTCAGTCAGCAATCCTCAGCGAATTTGAATCGGTTGAGAAAGAAGACCCTACTCCGCAAACAGTTGATGCTATGACGTCGCTTGCCGATATGCTTGATGGAGTCAGAAATGAAGTCAAGCGCCGTGAGGCCGCGGTTGTAGAACTTGCAAAGCGTGCCACTGAGGCCGCTACCCGCGTATATGGTCAAGATGCCGACAAAGAGGAAAGCATGGATTCAACCAAAGCAGATGATAAGAAGTCAGAAGCAGGAATGCATTCTGATGAAAAGAAAGCAGAAGAGGCTCCTGCCGCTCCTGCTGTCGAAGCACCTGTAGAGGAAGTTCCAGTCGAAACTCCTGCCCCAGCCATGGAAGAGGAGAAGAAGCCTGAAGCAATGGCAGAAATGCCACCGGCTCCAGCAGAAACTCCAGTAGCGGAAGAAGAAAAATCTCCTGCTGACATGGAAGAGGAAAAAACAGAAGAAGACGAGGAGAAGAAACCCATGACTGAAGCATCAACCGATGCGGATAAGAACTCAGAGTTCTCAACCACAGAAGTACCAGCAACAATTATTGAATCAGCAGCAGCACCCGTTGCCGCTGAAGAAACTGTAGTTGCTTCAACAGAAGCAGCAGCAGAAGAGGCTCCAGCAGCCGAAACAGCAGAAGCACCAGTTGCAGAAGAAGCACCAGCAGCGGACGAGGCAACAGCCGACGCCGCAGCAGATGTTGCAGATGGAGCAGAAGCATCTATCCAAGAAACAACCAAAGAAACAACTGAACCAATCGCGGTTCAAGAAATTATGGAGGCACCCGTGACCGCCGCTGCAAACGCAGACAACCTCAACATTGAGGTACCGGCTGACCGTCGTCCAATCTCCCAGACTTCTGCCGCTCCTGTGGCAATCACAGCGGGCGCAGATATTCCTGGATATACGGCTGGCAGCCCTCTCAACGATATGAATGCTGTTGCTGAGGCAATGGCAAAGCGTTTACACGCTCTTCGTCGTGTAAATGGTGGAGATGGAGAACAACATATTGTTGCTTCTGTATCTACTCAGTATCCAGAGAGCAGAACACTTACAACTGACCCAGAAACAAACTGGGCAAAAATTAATGCTGTAACCAGCCCAGAAGCACTTGTTGCTTCAGGCGGACACGCAGCACCATTTGAAGTCAAGTACGACATTTTCGGACTTGGAACAACTGCTCGTCCCCTAAAGGATGCGCTACCTAAGTTCCAGGCTGACCGTGGCGGTATCCGCTTCGTAACACCACCAGTTCTTTCATCATATGGAAGCGCTGTTGGAATCTGGACAAACACTGTTGATATCACACCTGGAACAGATGTGAAAGAGAGCCTTACAGTAACAGCAGCAGGAGAAAACACTGTTGCAACTGATGCTGTAACTCTACAGTTGCAGTTCGGTAACTTGATGACTCGTGCTTACCCAGAACTCATCGCTCGTCACAACGAGTTGGGTCTTATTCAGCACGCTCGTGAAGCAGAAGGTCAAATCTTGACCCGTCTAACTGCTCTTTCAACAGCAGTTACTTCAACTTCACTTATCGGTGTTGCACGCGACTACCTAGTTCAACTAGGTCGCGCTGCTGCTAACTACCGTGGACGTCATCGTCTAGAAGCAGATGCACCACTTCGCGTTATTGCCCCATCCTGGGTCAAGGACGCTATGGCTGCAGACCTTGCTCTATCAATGCCTGGAGATAACCTCCTAAACGCGTATGCAGAAATCGAAGGATTTATTGCTTCTCGTGGCATTAATATGACATGGACCATTGATGATTTCACAACTGCGCAATCATCTGGTGCAATGAACGAGTTCGCAGATACATTCACTTGGTACATCTTCGCAGAAGGAACATTCTTGTTCCTAGACGGCGGAACTTTGGACCTAGGAATTATCCGTGACTCTTCACTCACAGGAACCAACGACTACAAGATGTTCGTTGAGACCTTCGAAGGTGTTGCAAAGGTCGGCGTTGAGTCACTCAAGGTCGTATCAACCATCTCTGTAAACGGTGCTGCTGCGGCACTCCGTGATACAACTGGTGGCGCTACCGCTGCGGCTATTGAATACTAAAATTCATTAGTCAGTAGAAAAAAATTACTAAAGAGTTAACGCTCGGGATATCGAAGGAGTATTAAAATGGCATTTCGTGGGATTTATGAAGCCCCTAAGTTAGTGCCCACTCCTAACGGTATCCTGAGCGTTGCTCATGTAATGACTCATACCTCAGCAAAATATGATGAGCGCTGGGTAAGAGGTTTTGCCTATGAATTTGATTCATACGCAACTATTAGATTACTTACTGTAGATGATGCGGTAGTAACTGATGGAGAATTATTTGATGCAACTTCATCACCAAATTATTTAGATTATGTTCCATTTTTTATTGAGTCAGAAATTGCTCAATCTTTATTTGGAATTCTTGGAGAAGACCGTTTCAAAATTGCTATTAGACAACTCGAGGCAGCAACTCAAAAGGCCGTCGAGAGAGAACTTTGGGAAGGCAAAACAGCCCTAGCAGACTCTAATTCAAATGCGTATCTTTCAAAGGCTTCAGCAGCAACAATTCCATTTTCTGGAGCAGTTACTGCAAGCGAGGCGCTAAAGCATTTGGAGCAAGCACTTTCTAATTCACCTGCTGGTCTTAACGGGGTTATACATATGACCCGCGATGTTGCTTCGATTCTTGGCTCAAAACTAATCTATTTGCCAGGAACAGAAGGAAATTCTGGAAAAACAATGACTCGTCTAGGTACTGATGTTGTTGTAGGTTCTGGATACACAGGAAACGGTCCTATAGGGGCTACTGGAGCAGCAACTTCTCAGACAAATCGTTGGATGTACGCCACCGGCTCTGTAGATGTTCATTTAAGTAAAATAGATGTAGTGAATGATTCAATCTCCCAAGGAGTTGGTTATTCACAAAATGACAGTAAAATAAAAGCAGTTCGTGCTGCTGCGGTATACTTTGACCCATCTTGTCATTACGCCATGCGAGTAGCAATATAAGCATCGGCTTAGGCAACACAACAAACTAAGGAGATAATGGAATGGCCACTCAGGACTACGCGGCTAGCGTCCAAGGCGTGGCGATTCGAGTTACAAGACTCGACGCCTCAGGAACTTTGCTCACTGGAGACGGTGACAGTTACACAACCTCGGCGTTCCTTCGCGCATCTTTCACCCCAGAATATGAAGAGGGTGACGAAATTACAGAAAAGGCAGCAAACGGCACAGTATGCGTGTCATATAAAGCCCCAGATACATTAAAAAGAATTACTATGGAAATCGCAATTTGCGAACCAGACCCAGAACTAACAGCGCTGCTATCAGGCGGTCTGTTACTTCGTAAGAACTTCGGTTCAGTTAACACTCCAGACCGTAAGTCAATTGGATACGCGTCACCGAATGTAGGAGATGACCCTGCAGGAAATGGTGTTGCTATTGAAGTTTGGTCATTCGCAGTAAAGGATGGAAAGCGTGCCGCATCGCTTCCTTACTTCTACTGGGTATTCCCATACGCCAAATTGCGTCAGTCAGGTGACCGCGTAATTGAAAACGGATTACTTGCTACTACATTTGAAGGCTATGGACTCGGAAACGAAGAGTTCGGTACTGGACCAGATGGCCGCTGGGAGTATCCAGTAGCAGCAGAACGTCCATACTCATATGCTCGTGACGGTTGGGCACCAACAGGACTAACAGGCTTCTACAACTGGTATGGCAACCTATCATCTGTAGTAAACAACAAGTCCCTAACAAGCAACGTAGCAACACTAACAACAGCAGCAGCACACGGATATCTTGCAGGTCAATCCGTAACTGTCGCTGGTGTAGATGCTACATTCAATGGTACTTACACAATTACTAACGTTCCAAGTACTACATCTTTCTCATATGCTAAGACAGCAACAAACGTTGCTTCAGCAGCGGTTAGCCCTACTGGAACAGCAGTTAGAAACCGTGGATACCTTGCAGTTTCAGACTTCACTTCACAAGGCTCAACAACCACATACAACGTTCCTGGTAGTGGAGAATACAACGCTGATAATGCTACTGACTTTATCATCGCTTCTAATTTGGACCCAACAGTATAGTTATATAGGAGGCGAACGACGAACCAGTCGTGTCATTAGTACACATGGTCGTCGTTCGCTTTTCTGTTTTATGGAGGCATAGATGAGTAATTTATGGACTAACGTAGAAGACTTAGGCTCTTACGCCAATTCTGACTATGCCTACGATGCTATAAAAACTGCTTCCCATCTACTGTGGGCTATGTCTGGCCGCAAATACAACGGAATTACAACAGTTACCGAAAGATATGTTTCTTCTTTTGACCCGTACCTTAGAACTGGTGCTTCAGCCCTTACATACTCTCCAACTCTTATTGATGGAGAAGTAAAAAATATTCGTGTAGGCGGTTCTGGTCCTTATGGTGATGACGACTATCAGGGTGACGGAACATCTGCTGGCACAAGAGTTCGTCTTAGAGGACGAAAAGTTATTAAAATCCACACTGTTAGAGATATAGCAGGCTCCATCATTGACCCAACTAGATATTATTTAGTTGAGCACTCAACTCTTTTAGCAACACCTGGGGCAAACTGGACACCAGCAAACGTAGAAATTACATATTCTTATGGAACACCTCCTCCTGTAGCGGGGGCAAATGCTGCTCGAATTCTTGCAACAGAACTTATTAAACTTTATGAAAACGATGATTCTTGCGCACTGCCTCAAAGAGTAACTTCAGTTTCTCGTCAGGGGGTTTCTTACACCATACTTGACAATCAAGATTTTATTGCTGAAGGACGAACAGGTCTATATGTAGTAGATTTATTTTTGAAAACTACCAACCCAGATAATGCTCGTGCACGCTCAAGGGTATTTAGTCCAGATGTTCCTAGGGCTCGCAGAATTACACCAAAACCTTACTTATTTACAGAAACAGCATTTGACCTAAAAGTATTACCAACTGGTGGAAGTGTCGTGCTCTACTTAGATGAAGTCAGCGGTGACTTCTTACTTGATGACAATGCTTGGACAGTATCTCTAACAGTCTCTGACTACACTGGAGCAAAAACAGAGGTTTTGTCAACTGCAGCAGTTCTCAATAGAGGTACAGAAAAAATAACCCTCACTGTTACTTATCAACAAATATTAAATATTCTTGGACCAAGAGAGCCTGGCTCTTATGACATTTATTGTAGACGTCCAAGTTTAGGAAATCCTAACGTAGATGAAGTCGTAAATCTTTTAACAGGAAACGTTTCATTCCAACTAGCAACTAGGGTAGAACCTATCTACACACTGTAGAGTTGGCCTAGGAGGAGAGACGAATGAGCACAACTACAACTATCAACAAGGCTACTGTTAACGCTGGCGCAAAAAATTTAGCAAACCTACTCGAGAATGTTTTGGCTCAGGTAGTTAGTTCGTATGCCTCTTACACCATGCCTCTACCTTCTCGTCAGTATTTTACGATGGGAGAGCCTGCACTCGATTGCGAACAAGTTGTTGTCTCGTTTCTTCAAATGTATGTCGGTTCACCTGGGGATGAAGCAAACCAACCACGCAGATGTAATGACCCAAGGAGCGCAACTTTGAATGTAACAGTAACTCGCGCTATTCCCGTAGTAGGTCAAAACGGCAGACCACCATCAGCAGAAGCAATTCAAGATGCTGCAGAGATTATTGCCTACGATGCCTACATTCTTTTAGATAGCGCTGCTCAACTAGACACCTGGGAAGCAGGCGGCTTTGGGTTGGGAGTAATAGCAACTGTTGAAAGCAGAAGTGCCGAAGGCGGTCTTCAATCTACAGTTCTCACACTAACTACGGCGATTCCATAATGCCAGCCGTATTTGTACCGCGTAAAGCGGAAATGGATTTTTTGTTAAATAGTCCTTCTGGCACTGTCGGAAGATATTTAGCAAGAAAAGGTGGGCTAATAACTGCAATGGCAAAGGCTCAAGTGGGAGTTCAAACGGGAGCACTTCGTGCTTCTATCCATATGAGACATTCTAGAGATTCTAGAGGTCAATTTGTAAAAATTGGTTCTAAACTAAATTACGCACTAGCCCATCATGAAGGAACAAAGCCTCACCTTATTACACCAAATAGGGCTCAGGTTTTGCGTTTTACAAGAGGTTCTTCGGTTGTATTTGCACACGCTGTTATGCATCCAGGGACAAAAGCGAACCGTTATCTCTCAGATAACCTTCGTATAATGAAGTAAAATATTTACTACAAAAGTAGTAAACGACAAAAGATAAGGAAATAATATGACACCGAGATTCAAAGACTTCGGAGATGGCGGACAAGCCGTCAATGAACCACTGTCTTTCAAACTACATGGAGAAGAGTTCCAGTGTAATCCAGCCATTCAAGGAAAAGTCCTTCTTGAAATGGTTTCAACTGCATCTTCAAATGACCAAGCGGCAGCAACAAAAGTTATTACTGACTTTTTTGATGCTGTTTTGGTTCCAGAAAGCAAAGAACGATTTAACGCTCTCTTAGAGACAACTGACAAGATTGTTTCTGTAGATACCCTTGGAGAAATTACTGGGTGGATTGTTGAGCAATACTCAAACCGCCCGAATCAGGGGCCAGAGCAATCGCAGAGTGGGCAGTAGCACTCTGGCCCTATGTCAACGGAAAAGCACTTATGAGCGGTTTACAACTTTCGGGAATGGATATGAGCGATATGTTAGACGTCATTCATGTCATTCTCGAGGATGACATAACTACGGCTCAAAGTGGCGAACACATTGATGCTAAAGATAAAGTTAGAACTCTTTTCTATAAAGAGTTTTATAACACAAAATATCTTATGTCTCAGGGGTCAAGGTCAAATACTTTTGATTATGACTACCCGCTAGATGAAGAACTAAAACCTTTCGACCCTAAAGAACAACCAACAAAGCCATATATCCCGCCAACAGAGTTTGATGACACTCTCATCAAGCCTTTTGGTAAAGATATAGACGCTCCGTTGGAATAGAAAATTACTGGAGGTGATGGCGCGTGGCAGGTCCAATAGTTGGTGATGCATATGTAGTAGTACGCGCTATCACTGCTGGTGTCGAAAAAGAGATTGCCAACGCATTTAACAATGCTGACAAAGTAGGTAGAGACTCTGGTAATCGAGTTGGAGGAGAGTTTCAAAGAGGCTTTGCTCGTTCTTCTGGTAAAGGCGGAGGGCTTTTTAGTCCAAAGTTTTTAAGGTCTGCCGAAGACACTGCTAGACAGTTCTCTAACCTAACTCGTAAGTTATATTTTATTCAACCCGCAGTTACTGCTGTCGCTGGCGCTATTGGAGTTGTTGGAACTAGCCTTATAAGTTTAGTCAGCGTAATCGGTGCTGCTACCTTACCTGCCTTAGTTACTTTAGCCGGAGCATTTACCGCTCTAGCGCAGGCGGCAATCACTGTAAAACTTGCTTTTTCAGGAGTAGCAAAAGCAATACAAGCAGGAACTAAGGCGCAAAAAGGTGGGGTCGCTGCTGCCAAGAAACAAAAAGACTTAACTGAAAAAATTCGTAGAGCCCAGGTTGACTACGCACGACTCATTAGAGATAACGCTGAGGCAGAAGAAGACGGAAGAAAACGTGTTACAGATGCCAATAAAGCATATGTAGATTCTTTACGAGAAGCAAGAGAAGAACTTCAACAACTTGCTTTTGATTCTGAAGATGCTGCAATTAGCGAACAAAAAGCCGCTCTTGACTTGGAAAAAGCCAGAGAAGCACTCGCTCGAGTTGCTGACCTTCCTCCTAACTCTCGTGCCCGTAAAGAGGCAGAACTTGCTTTCGCTGAGGCTGACCTTAACTACCGCCGTGCCATTGACGCTAACAATGACCTAAAAGAGCAAGAAGCAAATAACGCAAAACTTGGACCAGATTTAGAGAGTCAAGTGAAGGGTCAGCAAAAAGTAGTTGATGCTGTCAACGAACAAAAAGATGCTGTAGGCGACCTTAAGAATCTAATTATTGATAACAAAGAGGCGCAGAAGCGTGCTGCTTATGATTTGAAGGAACTAAAAAA